CGATGTTTTCACAAAATCGCCCTGTGCATCTGCTGTGGTTTTCATGAGAAAGTTGTATCGAAGTGTGGTTTGCTCACCCTGTGTCATGGAAGCGTAAGGAGTTTTAATCCCCTGTGATAAGGCATACGCGCCTAAATTTGCAACCGACATATTAATGCCGAGCTGCTTCAAAGGCTCAGTTTCGCCACTGATACCACTTCGAATTTTTTCCCAAGCGGTGTCATTGTCGAGATTGTAAAACGATGCCATATCGCCTGACAACTGAACCATCTTTTCGGACATACCCGATGCAGATGCCTCGCTCAACCCTGAACTTTTCAGCATAGCACCCATTGATCCGACCATCGTCGTTGCAGCCGTCTTGCCAATACCCGCACTATTGCTGATGCCGTTTGTCCAATCTAAAACTTGTTTCGAGGATGTTTTGAAAGTTGCCGTCACAACGTTTTGTGACTCAACCAAATTACTTGCGCTTTCTGAAAGTTTATATGCTCCGACCGCCGCGCCGACCGCTGCAGTTCCGACCGCAACAACACCAAGTGCCATCGCCTTACCGACACCCTTTATGATGCCGCCAAGTTTATCAAACTTTACACCCGCATTATCGGTCTTAACAGCTGTACTTTTGACTTCATCACCGAACTTATTGGCTTTCTTTTCCGCATCAGCAAATTGAGTCCCTGTTCCGTCTAATGCCTGTTTGTTTTGACCGAGTTCTTTTTCCATCCCATTCAGATCAGCTTTGGCATTGTTGAGCTGAACCGCCCAAGCCTGCGTGCGCTTATCGTTCTCCCCGAAGGAGGTGGCGGCATTGTCTAACGCACCTTTGAGTGTGGTGATTTTATCTTTTTGTGAGTCAATTTCTTTGTTCAAAACAGCGTTTCTTGCACCAACTGCCCTGATCGAATCATCTTGTTTATCGAACTGCGAGGTGACTAAATTCATTTCACTGCCGAGAACCTTGAAGCTTTGGTTGATATCTCTCAACGAATTTTTAAACTCTTTTTCACCCTCGACTCCGATTTTTAGTCCAAAATTGTCTGCCATTTCTCCACCTCCTCCCTAAAAATGAGCACAAAAAAGCTGCCACATAAGTGACAGTTTCAGACTGCAGATGATTTTTCTATTATTAAATCTTCTTTCTTCAAATATTAATTGCAAGCCAACTCTGATGTGAGAAAAATCATTACTGCTCTACTTTTTTTAAGAAATTCGGATAATTGCAGATTAATATAAAATCTTTCACAACTGCTGCCATTTCTTCCGGCGATTTCTGTGCACCGTCGTTCAGCCACCGGATCAGGATGTGCATAAACCCACCAGTACTAAATGCTAAAGCATACTGAATACTATCTTTTGGAAAAGGCATCCTCTCTCCCTTTACCACATCAAAAGTGAGAGGCAAAAGCGCATCGACCTTTGTAAGAAAGATCGGGAGCAATCGATGGCGGTTTACGAGTAAGAGAAAGTCTAAATGCTTTTTCATCAATGTAAAAAATACTCTGGTAATATTCGGCAAAGATAAGTCAATTTGTTGTAAAATAAGTGATCTATATTCCAACCATATTTTATAGAAATATCCCTCCAAAATTTCATTTTTTGACGAGTAGTTACGGTAAAAAGTCCTCCTGGAAAGTCTGGCATTATCCGTAATCTCCTGTATTGTAATTTCTTGATATTTTTCTGTCTGCATCAGTTTTAGCAGAGCGTCCTCCATCCACAATTTAGATTGATTGGACACGGGATTCCCTTTGTTTTTACCAGACATAATAGTTTCTCCTCTATCGTCACATATTTGCCAATGTGTAGCTTTTGTGCCGAAATGATTGACTTTGTTTCTTCAACTATTATAATGGGTATTGCTAATAGACACAAGTGTGTCTATCAAAGGAGGAAGATTTTATGAACACAATGAATTTTATTGTCTGGATGCTTCCCGTCATTTTTATGCTTCACGATTTCGAAGAAATCATCATGGCAGAGGTGTGGGGCATTCGTTACCGAAAGGAAATCAATGCGACTTGGCCTAAACGGCAGCCCTTTGGTTTGGATTATATACACTCCTGCCAAACACCAACCTTTTCCATCGGAGTAGAAGTCGAATTTTTGCTTTTCTCACTCATTAGTTTGTTTTCAGTAATTTTTCAAAGCTATTTTGTGTGGTATGTCGCATTTTTAGGGGTTACCCTTCATTTGGTCTTTGTCCATATGCTGATATGCATCCAATTTAAGCATTATGTACCGGGAGTCATCACGTCGGTCATTTTACTAGTACCAAGTATCTGGTTTTTGTTTACCGCTGGCAAGATCTTGCACTATGGTTTGGGAACAACACTATTCGCATGCTTATTGGACGTTGTCTTACTTATTATTATGATGCCATCGCTTCACAAACTGATGGGTTACTGGTCTAAAATGCTATGCAAATATTCAGAAACTCCGCCAAAAGAATAAGCTAACGAATAAAAAGGGATGGATTTTCTTCACAAAATCTGTTCCTTTTCTCCGTCTAAGTAACACATGAGTGTCTGCAATAGCAAAGGTTAGATTCCATCTGGTATAATGTCGTCAATAAAAAGTTCCCGCTTTGGCTTAGCCATCCCATTAAACTGCTTGTGGATTTCCCACTGATCCAGCAGTTCACCAATAGGCAGCAACCACACATCAACTTCAGTGCGACAAAGCTGCGTTACGCCATAATATAAAAGTCGGGCAAACAACTCATCGTCGCTTACTCGACCGACACGTTTTTTATTTCAGGCTCCTCACTCTCAATATTTCGCTTCGTTCCCTTTGTCATGGCTTCCATAATAGAGTCCTTATATTCCGACAATTCAGCCGGAGAGGTTAGAATCTCCACAGCATCCTCGGTCAAAAGTTCCCGTCTATCGTCCTTGTTTAACAGATTATGGATAAGGACACTTTGGTTTGCCATTAAGGTGATAAGCCAAACTATTTCATCAAGAGCCATTTCGAAGTTTTCCGTTTTCATGAGCTTGTCGCCAAGGTTTTCAAGACCGCCATATCGTTTGGCGATCTCCTTTGTTGCTCTCGTAGTAAGGACAAGATTGTACTCCTGTCCTCCAATGGTAACTATTGCGCTTCTATCTGTATCCATCTTTTAATCCCCTTCTTATGGTGCAATCGTAAATGCCGGTTCATAAACTTCTGTAAACCATCCAGTAATAGTCGCGGGAAGAACCGTTGCATCATCTTCGCTGACTTCTGATTTCCACGGATGGTTGCCTTTTGCATCGACTAAATTTCTGCGCATGACCGTGCCCTCAATGGTCGGTGTTGCAAATTTGATGCTGTCGCCCTTGGTTTCGAGATTCGTGGCAGGAACGCCAAATTTAATCTTGTACAGCCAAAAATACCGATATTTTCCGTTTGCCTTTTTTGCTCTGAATCCGATTGCTACTGGCGAACCGCCATCTTCTGTGGTTGAAACAAGAACACCGTTATCATCAATTGATGCTCCGGTTAAGTCCTCTGCTGCGGTTTGCCCGATATCGTCGACCTCAAGGGAAAGCTTTCCGGACTTAAATTCCTTGATAACTGCGGCAATGCCATCATCGGCATACAGAATTGCTTCTGCAAGATCGATGGAAAGGTCTGCCTTGATTGCCTTTGCAAGTGAAACAGGAGCGGCGAACGTTTCATCGCCGCCGACCCCTTCTGTAATTTTAGAATAAAACATTTTATCCAGTCCGATTGTTGCCATATTTAATCCTCCTCCAAGTTATATTCTTTCGACACATCGATTGCATAGTGGTGAAACCCCGTATCGTCCTCATGACCGATATACCGGCGGTCTGTAATTGTAAAGTCATTGATCAGAAGAGCCTTTATAATCTGATTTTTGCTGGTTGTATAGCTGCCCTTCACAAATAAAGACAGCCGCGCTTCCTGTATTTCCTGCAGTGGCTGATTGTCGGCATACACTGCAAAAGTGTCGTTCATCGGCGTGATAACGATATACTCCTCGGGTGGAATTCCGCTGAATACACCGGTTTCGATAGGAATTTCTGCCGCCGCAAGCACTGCATTTAATTCAGATAAAATGCTCATAGATTACCGATTTCCTTTTCCAAAGCAGCAGTCATGGCTGCGATACATGGTTTTCTTATCGCTGACTTCGCGGGTTTTAGGAAAGGCTTCGCAGGCTGACCACTTTTACCATACTCAAGAATATTTGCAATTTTCGCATTGCTCGCCGCATCTTGTCTAGGTTCAGCAAATCCGATTTTTACATTGAAATTGCCATTCTTGTCCTGTTTTGCAGAAGACAAGCCAAGAGCAAATATCAATTCACCTGTGGAGCGTGATTTGTATTTTGTACCATTCCCAATGACCGCCTGCAAGTTGGATCTCACTTTAGGCAATACCACCTCACCCCCAGCTTCCAAAACTTTTGGAATGATTTCATCCGTTTTTTCTGCCAACTTGGAAACTTTCAAAAGAAACTCCTCCGGCATTTTGATATCTACTTTAGCCACTTGCAATCACCCTCTCTGCCAGAACCTCCATGTACATTCCGCGCCCAGATACGTCTTCAACGCTGATAACGTTGTATCTGCCGCTATCGCAGACGAGGACAAGAGCGGTCGTTATCG